AATGATTGAGCAAAAAGCTTTGTCGTCTAGTTTTGTAATGGATCTAATTAACAACCTGCTAGATAGAATAGAGAGAAAACGATAATGCCAATTCCAAATGGTGAAATAACAACATCACAGATCTGGACACAACCTACTGAACCAGTAGAAGAACCTAAGCAGGAAGAACAAAAGGAAGAGAAGCCTGAATGATTTGTAAAATGTGTAGCGGAGCTGGTAACGCTAACGCTATCGGTGATACCGGTAGTGCTGGCGTATTGCATCAACAATGCGAGGGGGATTGCACGTGTCAGCACAAGGTTGGCAAAGGCCACGTTCAGCGCATACAGGACAAGGCAAAACCGATACAAACGCAATCTCCATAATTGCAATTGTTAAATATTTTGGTGGTCAAACCAAAGAAGGTAAAGCAGCGCCAGTAAAGTGTTCGCTGCATAATGACAGCAGGGCTAGCGCAGTAATGAATAGTTATGACAACCTTTTCTACTGCCACACCTGCGGCTTTGGCGGTAATGCAGTTACTTATGTAATGCACAAGGAGAATTTGGAGTTTAAAGATGCACTCAAAAGAGCACTCGAAATTGTTGCTGGAAGCGGCGAACCGCTACGCGGATCAGATAGACGAGCGAACGCTAGAGTACCTAAACGGACGTGGAATATCTGAAGAGGTCGCAGCGTTATATCAGTTAGGAACTATTACTGATCCATTACCTGGACACGAAGGTCACGTAGGTTGGCTTTCAATTCCATATATTACAGCTCTTGGTCTTTGTGTAGGTTTTAAGTTTCGTAGATTAGATGATGGAAAGCCCAAGTATGGATCACCTTTGGGTCAGGTAAGCCATCTCTATAACGTATCAGATATAACCAAAAAGTCTGGACGTATAGTCGTATGTGAAGGTGAACTAGATACCATAGTGGTATCAGGAATTCTTGGACTACCGGCAGTTGGTTGTCCTGGTGTAGCTGCCTGGAAACCACACTATGCAAGGTTATTTAATGGCTACGATACAGTCTATGTAGCCGGAGATCACGATGTTAAAGAAGACGGATCTAATCCTGGCGCTGAATTTAGTCGGCGTGTTGCAAGCGAGGTGATGAACGCAACTATCGTAAACTTACCTGCAGGTTTAGACATTTCGGACTATTACCTACAAAACGGATATGACGAAACACGCAGGTTATTAGGAGTAGCAAGTGAGTGAGCAGTTTGAGTCCAATGTAAATGTAGTTTATGACTATGCCAGAATTGTATTGCTGAGTAAGCACAAGGACTATGGCCCACTTAATATAGCCAACGCACCAGGCGGTGCGCTCAATGGTTTACGTGTACGCATACACGATAAGACTGCACGCATTAATCACCTGATTGATAACGCTAAATATAAAAACCCTGAGCACGAAAGTTTACGTGACTCTTTTCTAGATCTTATGAACTATGCAGCTATCGCTCTGCTAGTTATTGACGGACATTGGCCGACACAAGATAGCGGTCCTGATTGTGAGTGAGATCCACCCATCTATTTACGACATAGTTCCTAGCGTAGTAAAGGTAGTAGCACGCAGGTTCAAAGGGTTTGTTGAAGAGTCTGATCTTAGACAAGAGTGTTATCTATTTGCCGCTAGCAAATACAACCAGCATAAAGAATTACTTGATGAACCTAACACAGAGAAGCGTCAACAGAATGAGCGCAAGATTGGCTGGCAGATCAAGCGCGTAGCTGAACGCTACGCTCGTAAAGAAAAAGCAGTTAAGTCTGGATACCAGATCAATGACGAAGCTTATTATGAAACTACTACTATCGCCCAACTTCTTCCGTTTGTTATCTCCTCCATAATTACAGGCAAACCACTTGAACAGGGCCAGCAATTAGTAGATGATGGACAGCCTAAAAAGCAGTCAGCACCGGCAGAGTCTGGAAACTTTCTTGCTATCTTAATTGATATTAAGAAAGCTTATCTTCTACTTGGATCTGAAGATAAAGATCTTTTATTTAAGCGCTATATGCAAGATCACACACTTCAGCAAATTGCTCAGTATCTTGAGTGCGCTATCTCTACTGCAGATCGCAGACTTGAGAAAGCGCTATCTAATCTTCAACAGAACTTGGGTGGGGAGAACCCTTTCTCATAATGGTTCTCAATGAATTTGAATTATATTCATACCTAAAAGAATTTCATTATCCGGATTTACAAAAGGCAGAAAATAAATTTGCCACCTTTGATTGTTTATCTAAGAAGCAAAAGCTTTACATAGAATTAAAGTCACGCAACACCCACTATGACGATTTAATTATTGAGAAGATGAAGTATGACGCTATCCTTCAAGCTGCTGAATTCTTAGGATATAAACCACGCTATATCAACTGCACCCCTATTGGTATCTGGTCTTTTGATCTGCTAAAGATCAAGGATATTGAATGGCAGGATAAGTGGTTGCCTATGAATACAGAGTTTGCTTCTCGTGGTAACAAAACTAAAGTGGTTGGATATTTGCATATCAATGATGGAGAGAAGCTTTGATTTATCAATATAAATGCAACCAATGCAATACTGAACTAGAAGTAGAGCGTGGCATTACGGAACCTGCTCTCGCCCCAACCTGCATAGATTGTCACGGAACTATGTCCCGGATTTGGACAGCTCCAGCAATTGAATTTCGTGGTAAGGGTTGGTATAGCACAGACAAATAAGAAAACCCCCGCCGAAAGGTAATAACTGCGGGGGTCTTCCTGCTTGGAAGGGGTAAGTTAGGGAGTAATAAAACTAACTACCGGTTCTTACTCTACCTTATTAGTACCAGTTATGTCTATTATGCCAGCTAAGAGCTTTGCACGCACTGCCACTATGTCGTTCAGCAATGTATCGCAAACCTCTAAGTATTTGAATTGCAGGATCTCTACTTCTTTCTCCAAGCAACTGAGCAATTCCGAAAGCTGTTGATGTTGGGTTGTCCGCGAGCTGGTCAAACCGGCTCTCACGGGTCCAAAGGGTGATAAGGCATCTTTGCTCTCGTTTGGAGTATCCGTAACCAACCTGAGCGTACCTCGTTGCGAGTTCTTTATTTCGTTTCTTTTCATTCATTGTCGCTTTCGTCTTGTGAATTAATTGAGGTATTTCTTCTATTCTTATTTGCGTGGTCGGCGGAAGAATTAGACTTACCAGGAACGCTAACACCAGCAAGGTTATGCCACCTCTTGCCCTCCTGCTCATCTGCTTCTTTTTCTTTTGCCAGAAGTTCAAGATATTCTCCTTTATGGTTCTGAGCAAGTTTTGCCAACGCACGATCTCTTGCTCTCCGGTAATTACGCTGACGCACTGCTATATTTTCAGCAGTCGCTAGCCTCCTCTTAATCAGTTCTTCTGCGTTCAAGCTCGCCCTCGTCCCTGTGCAATAGCAGCGAAAATAATAGAAGTAATATCTACACTCTCCCCCACCGGTGCCGCATCTTCGTCATCAGCAAACCAGTTAGTTACCACCACTCGTTTGTTTAATGGATTACGAGATAGCCAAGCAATAACTTCGTTGGCGCTCTCTGATCCAAACTCGCTCTTATCGTTCTCGCCCAACACCTCATACATAACTATTCGGTTACTAGGCTTTGGTATCCAGCTCACAATGCTTCCCATTAATATTCCTCGCAGTCTTTCTCTATCTCTTTACATACGCGACACCTTGACGCGTAGCACTCCTCTTTATGGTCAGGGCAGTCTATCCACTCTACCGGTTGCTGGCAGTGTTTAAGTAAGCCCTCTTCAGTAATTACAAAGTTACGATACATTACCAGCTCTCACCCTCACTCTCGTCTTTGTGAGCGTAATAGATATGCGCCCAAAAGCTACCTTTATACCAGCGATCACACTCTAGGCATAAAATCATAACGCACCGGCTAATAGAAAATTATGGCGTTCGCAATTCTCGCTCGCATCTGCCACATACATACACTCTACGCAAGCCAAAGCGTTACATTTATTGCACCACTCCAGGCTCGCCTTACTATCGCAACTTATGCAATTCATTTGCTCTCACCCTCCTCCTCTGGTAAATAAAAGATTTCCTGCCAGCTTTGCTTCTCCTTGTTGCCTACCAGCAATTTCAAAGCTAGCTCATAAGAACATTCTGCTTTCAATTTAATTACTTGCCCTCCTCTACTTCAAAAGTAAATAAATCTTCATCACAACTCGGGCATTGGGCGTAATAACCCTTAGTAATCTCCTGAAAAGAGATTTCTTTACCGCATTTTTTATGGGTCAATTTATTCACTTGCTCTCCTCCCCCATATAATCTTTATAGATGTCGGTATCCACCACTCCGTCAAATAAATCTCGTAAGTATTCCAGCGCATAAACCACGCCCCTTTCAAATGCTAACTTCTGCTGATCTGTGTATGCGGTCATTTAGTTACCTCATAGATTTCAGTATTAACTTTTGAAGCCGCCGAATTATCCAGCTCTGAAAACTTCTCAAAAGCTTCCTCATTATTTTCAGCTTCTACATAATAAGTTGATACTTCTGTAATTCTGTAAGTTTTCATTAGCCCCTCTCTATCCTCCACATTAAAAGCAAGTCTGAAATTAAATTTAAGCACTCGCCATCTGTTGCGTCTTCTCCGTCAAGGTCGCGGATACTTCCAATTAAATCCAGCACCGCGCCCTCCTCCCCGTCTTGACTATCAAGCCAGGTGTTAAATGCCTGGTGGTTTTTGATAATCTCCTGGATTTCTGTTCGTGTTAAATACTTTCCTTTTGTTTGGCAACACATAATTAAATTCTCCCCTCTGTTAGTAGCCCGTCTAAAAAATCGTAAGTCATTTGAAGCCCATTTCTGACTTCATCATTTGAAGCATTTTCAGGCAGATAAGACTTAGCCACATTTATAGCGGTCATCATCTTAAAATAAACATCAGCTTCTGTGTATCCCATAGTCATTAGTCAATATCCTCCTTAGCCTTATCAAATAATTCCCAGAAATCTAAATCGTCCGTCCAGTCTGGAATATCTATTGAGATACCTTTAGAGTTATAGAAATAGGTATCGCTATCATTGTAGTTATGCACAATTGTCCAAGTGTAATTTTTCTTTTTATATTCAAGTTCTAAAGTGTAAGAAACGCTATCTCTTACCTCTTGCCAACCCTTTAATTTAATTTTCTTTTTACTCATTTATTTACCTTTCAATAATTAAGCGAGATGCGCTCTCGCCCTCCTCCTATGAGAATAATACACCACACTCCCCCATCAGCGTTAAGGGATACCGGTGAGCAAGTAATGACCTGCTCTCGTCCCCCAAAACGCCCGGCGCTCTCCCCCTCTTTAGATCTCGGGAATTTGTAAAGCTTTGCCGACCAAACCGCGACCCTGAAAGGGTCGGCAGGGAAAGCAAAACCCCGACCACGCCAACTTTTAAGGGTCGGCAGGGTCGGGGTTTCGGGGTCGGTTAGTTTGGGAAGCGTAATTCAAGACACCATTTCGGCAGGGCTTCTATATCCGTTCCCCTGCAAACTTCAGGGGTGGTCAGATAGTCGGCCAGCGCCCAAAGGGCGAGCCATAATAAGAAAATGAGCCACGCTCGGACACGCTTTCCGCGTTTGGTCAGCGCCATTACTTCACCCCCTTTGAGCCTTGTTAGTGGAACTTAACCGCCCTCAGAGCCGAAACCCTGAGAGCGATTAGGCGCTACTAAGCCGATTTAGCCTTTACCTGCGACAGATAAATTCCGTGCTTTGCATAGGCCTTGATTAGGCGCTCGGTCTTTGTGGCGGTTAATTCGGCATTAACCCACTCCTGACCGAATTCATCTATCAAGATGACGCGGTGCTTGACTTTCCGCATTACTCACCACTTCCGAAAATTGAAGCAGTAACGCGTGGGTGCAATTCAGAGCGTAACTGCTTAAAACCCTCAACAGGCCAACCACTAGAGAAAACTCTACGAAGTAAGCGAGCCAACGAATATTCAGGGTTTTCAGAAATCGCACGATCTAAAAGGCGGTGCGCTAAAGCGCCCTCACCATTTTCGTATGCGTATGCAGAAGCAAGTGAAGCAAGTGGAGCAACGAAATCAACAGGTGCAGACTTCATTAAATCGCAGTAAGCACTTTTAGCCATTTCTGCGTCATCATCAAACAAACCGAGCGCATAGTCACGCACTTGAATATCTTGAAGTGAAGCAATAACCAAAGCTTTTAATTCTTTGGAGATGGTTTGACCTGCTTCTAATTGTGCTTTCCACTCACAGAGAGCGTTTGCGCCCTCACGCTGACGAATAACACTTCCGAAAGGTGGCACTAATTTATCGTGCAAAGACTTAACTAATTGCACGAATTCAATTTCGGTTGATAATTCATTACTTTCAAGTGAAGCAACTAATTCGGCGCTATCGTTGAAAGGTAAAACTTTGCCTTGTGCAACTTGTTCGGCAGTAATTCTCGCGCTTCCAAAGTCAGGCATTTCGTTCCCGTTAATTGGACAGCAACTTTCATCTGAACAGATAAGAGAGCGCCAGCGATTAGCACGAACTAACAAAACTTCACGCACTTCAATATCAAGAGCGCGAACTGCGTCAGCAACTTCAAACAAAACACTTTCCGCGTTTGTGTTATCTGCATTTACATAAGCAACGATTAGACCGCTTTCCGCGTTATCGCGCTTCAAGTGGCTAGCAAGTAATTCAGAAGCGCCAGCAATAAGAGCGCCCTCTGGCATATCTACGCGCATAGCCATAGCGAGCGCGTCATCTTTAACCGAAATCAGCACCAGCGAATTCTCTGGGTGATAACCAACAAGGAACGGAACTGCCGAAAGTAGGTCGGCAGGTGTCTTTACAGAAGACATTTTTTAACCTTTCATAATTGGGGGCAGGGTTGCCCCACGCTCAAAGTATAGACGGACTTCTCCCCTATATGGCAGAAGCGAGCCACGCTCGCGCCCCCTCTCTCGCTCGCTTCCCCTATTGGTTGAGCGTCTAGGCGTGGGGTTTGGGGCAGGTTTTCGGGTGGCTTCGGGGGTGGCTTGAAAGTTCGGGTGGGGGTCAGGGTGGGAAGTCCGGGTCGGTTGGGTCGGGTCGTAAGTGTTGCGTAATTCCGTAAAGCTTTAGATCGTGGGAACTAATTACCTGGCACTCTGGTATTTCAAAAGTTAAAGAAAATCAGGGAAATTTTAGGGGTCATTATTTTCAGGTTTTTAATTATTTTCAGGGTTTTAATTTAGGGTGAAAGTGTTGCGTAATTCGGGGGTCGGGGGTTGCCGAAAGGTTAGGCAAGCCTTGTCTGATTACTTAAACCTAAATTCGGACATAACAGACAAAATAAGACAGAAAAGACAAAAAAGACGAACCCCGCATTTGTTAAATTTCGGGCAGGCGGTCCCTACACTCCCCAAAAAAATATTTTTGCTAAACCCCAGTGACCGATCTAATTATTATTGAAATATGTCTCTGACCTGCGGTTTTATCGTGTGTTACTAAGATCACATTTTAAAAACGAGAAATGGCCTATTTTTTCTGCCTTAGTATATATAGAGGGGTATTACGGGGATAGGGATAGTAATACCCCGACAACGGCCTCTGGCGAGGCCACCTAGGCCGAGCTAAATCTTACCCCTCGCACCGGCCTTAAGCCGGCTCGGGTGCTTTTACTGGTTCGTTTGGTTTCAAGCGGGTGTAGTCTATCTATAGCCCATCAATAGATCATTCCTTCCCCATTAAAAGAATTAATCCACGCCGAAGGAATATATGTCAGAAAATCCAGCCGACCTAGCCAAGAAGGTAATACTTCAATGTATGGCAGAAGGTATGACTGTCGAGAAAGCTTGCGCCCAGGCGGGCAAGTCAGTTAAGACATACGACTATTACCGCCGCTCAGATAAACGTTTTGCAGAGCTAGCAGATAGAACGCGCCTAGGCGCTAAGAATAAAACCTTTGCATCGGCAGATGTCCACGACATTAGCTTCGCTGAATTCCGCGAGCGCTTCCTGCACCAAAAGACTTTTGCCCACCAGCAGAACCTGGTGGATGTAATCGAAGGACGGGACCCAGGGTGGCTCCATCCATCTATGAAGTATGAAAGAGGCACGGCCAATAACCGCATCCTCTTAAACATCCCACCCAACCACGCAAAGTCAATTACCATCACTGTTGACTATGTGACTTACCGCATAGTCCAGAATCCTAACTTTCGAGTGCTGATAGTCTCTCAAACCCAGCAACTAGCAGCTGACTTTCTATACGCTATTAAACAACGCCTTACCGCTCCTATGTATGAGGATCTGCACCAGGCATATGCAGCCGGTGTCGGCTTCAACAGCAAGTCAGCGACTTGGACCGCGACACGTGTGGTGTTCGGAAACGAACTCCGCGAATCATCTGAAAAAGATCCAAACATAGAAGCAGTCGGTATCGGCGGTCAAATCTATGGTAAGCGTGCAGATATGATTATCGTAGATGACGCGGTTACTTTAAAGAACGCAAATGAATTTGAGAAACAAATACGCTGGCTCACGCAAGACGTTAGAAGCCGCTTAAACCCAACAGGTAAACTCATTGTTATTGGTACACGAGTAGCTAGCGTGGACCTTTACAAAGAATTACGGAATCCTGATAGATACCCGGGCGGCTCTGTGCCTTGGACCTATCTAGCAATGCCTGCATTATTGCAAGCAGATGAAGATCCTGAAAAGTGGGAAACCCTTTGGCCAGCTTCTGACCAACCTTTTGATGGTCAAAGCGAAAACGAAAAAGATGATTACGGCCTCTATCCAAGATGGAATGGCAAGCATCTATTTAATGAACGCCAAGCTATGGACGGCGTTACTTGGGCGCTAGTTTACCAACAGCAAGATGTATCTGAAGATGCAGTGTTTGACCCGGTATGTGTCAGGGGTTCCATTGACGGAATGAGAAAGTCAGGACCCATTAATGCAGACGCACCAGGACATCCCAAGGATCTTCATAATTATACTATTGTCTGCGGCCTTGACCCTGCAATCGTTGGAGATACTGCCGCCGTTTGTTATGCTATTGATCGCAATAGCCATAAGCGCTATATACTCGATGCGATTAAAATTACGCGTCCATCTCCACAAGCTATTAGAGATCTTATTTTTAATTGGACTTCGATTTACAAACCGGCTGAGTGGATTGTTGAAAAGAACGCTTTCCAAGCGTTTCTAACTCAAGACGAAGGTATTCGTCAGCATCTTAATACACGCGGCGTTTATTTACGTGAACACCATACTGGCGCTAATAAATGGGATGCAGGATTCGGTGTGGCATCTATGTCTACCTTGTTTGGTACAAAGCAAGCCGACGGCAAGCACCACCGCGACAACTTAATACATCTACCTAGTGATCAAACAGAGAATGTCAAAGCGCTAGTTGAGCAGTTAATTACCTGGTCTCCTACCACAAAGGGTAAGACCGATATGGTGATGGCCCTTTGGTTCTGCGAGATTAGAGCACGCGAGATGCTAAACAATGGTCAGTATTCACGTAGTCACTTACGTAATCCATTTTTAACTAGGGCAGAACAGGCAAGGCGAGTTGTCGTAAACATTGACGAGATGCTCGCACAAGAAAACAAGTATTTCGTCTAGGAGGACAAAATGGCAATTACACCAGGTTACAAAGTAAATAAAGAAGGCGAAGAAGAATACATTGATCGCGGTGCGGTTATGACCCCACAGGTTAATCCAATGGTTGAATCAAAGTATCGCCAGGCGGCAGCAGATGCTGATCGTATGGACTACGTAGAGTGGCCAACAAAGGTATCTGGTCAGGAAACACAGGGCTTCTAATGTCTAATTCAGTAAGCCGTTATATAAGCAATGTCAAGAAAGCAGCGGGTGAATTATCTGCTGCAGCACATAAAGCAGATGCCGCTCGTCGCACTGTTGGTGATATTAAGGGTGCTGATAAAAAAGCAAAAGAAGAAGTGGGTCAATTTCTAGGCACAGTTCTTCAGAACCGTACTTACGTTGATCGTAAGACAGGTAGAGCTAAGTAAGGAATTTAAATGGCTTTGAATATTAAAGAGATTACCGCTAAGGTAGCTCGCCTACAGACACGTTACGCATCGCGTGATGGTCGTATGCGTGATGTACTTTCGGTTCGTCAGGGAGACATCTCGAAGGTTTATCCTTCTATGTTCTCAGAAGAATATCCTAAGCCACTTGTTGCAAATACTATTGACGTGGCAGCGCGTGACTTAGCTGAGGCTATGGCACCGCTTCCATCTTTTTCTTGCTCTGCTTCTAATATGGTTTCAGATTCTGCACGCAAGGCGGCAGATAAGCGTAGTCGTATTGCAAACTATTATGTAGATCGTTCAAAGCTACAAGTGCAGATGTATACCGGCGCTGACTGGTATAACACCTACGGCACATTAATTGGCCGTATTGATATGGACTATGAAAACAACGAACCTACTATTTCATTAATTAACCCATTTGGTGCATATCCAGAAATTGATCGTTTTGGTCGCTGTATATCATTAACACAAATTGTAGGTATGGATGCTGATGCTCTTGCAGCAATGTTTCCAGAACACGCAAACCAAATTTTAAATAAGAATTTATACTCACCAGGTTCTCCTTACCTATCCTTAGTTCGTTACCACGACAAGGATCAGGATGTGCTTTACTGCCCAGAGCGTAAAGATTTAGTTTTATCTCGAACCCCAAACCCAGTCGGTGAGTGCTTAGTATCTGTAAAGATGCGACCATCTATCGATATGGAAGCACGCGGTCAGTTCGATGACATTTTGGCAGTACAGCTTGCTAAGGCACGCTTTGCTGTTCTA